ACGGAGGTAAATAATATTATGTCTAACGCAGCAAAAAAATCAGCACCAGCAAGTATAACAAAAGCAGAAGTAACCTCTAATGTGGATACAGAAAAAACTGCTAACCTAGTTAACGGAATACTTCGTATGACATATTATGAAAGCATATTACAAGATAGTGTCAAAGCGAATGTAATATTTGGTGATGTGGGATTAGCAGTTGATAATAAATCCGTGATAGAGGGTTTACCTCTCATAGGAACAGAAGATATTAAACTAGAATTTGAGGATAATAACGAAAATAAAATCAAAGTTAATATGAATGTTAACAAGGTAACACCAGTCTATGAAGATGGATCTAAAAATGTTATTAGTCTAGATTTAGTATCAGAAGAATTTCTTCGTAATGAAATGGGTGAGTCTAGATGTAGAACAAGAGAAAATGGTTTGATATCTGATAGTGTTGAAAAAATATTTAAGGATAGATTAAAAACTGAAAAACCTTTAGATATCGAGCAGTCAGCAAACAGGTATAATTTTATAGGTAATGGTCGTAAACCTTTTTATATGTTGAATCTTCTCTCTAAGCAAGGAGTTCCTCAAGATAGTGATGGTAGTAGTGCAGGATTTCTTTTCTTTGAAACTTCAACTGGATATCACTTTAAATCAATTGAAGGATTATTTAAACAAGATAAGAAAAAATCATATATCTTTAATAATAGCACTGATGCACAAGCGATCCCTGCTGGTTACGATGGAAAGGTATTAGAACATCAATCAGATAGTTCGATCAATGTTCAATCAAAGATGAACATGGGAGCATACAAAACAAAAATAGTTTTATTTGATTCCTATAATTGTAAGTATGAAGTGATCGAACAAACTGCTGAACAGGTAAAAGAAAATGTTGAATTAGCAGGAAAAGATTTACCTAAATTTAACTCTAAATTTGATAGTGAACAAAAAGATTATACTCGAACTACTTTATATTTGGTTGATAGCGGAACTTTACCTGATGGTGATACTCAAGAACAAATAGATGGAAGCACAAAACCTAATTTTGAAGCAGTAAGAACATTAAATCAATCTATTCGTAGATATAATCAACTTTTTTCTGGCATGATGGAAATAACTATCGCTGGAGATTTTAGTTTACACGCAGGAGATGTAATATTTGTTGACATATTCTCCGTTTCAGCAGAGAAAGATGATACATTGAATAGGGAAAGTGGTGGTCTATATATTATAGCCGATTTATGCCACTTTCTTGATGCTGATGCGACTTACACTAAATTAAATTTAGCAAGAGATTCGTTTGGCAGAAAAGGTAATCATAGTAAGAGGTAACTTATGAAAAGCATAGAAGACCACATTGCAAAAGACAAAGAGATCCTTGCTGA